CCCGTCTTGGTATAGCCACCGCCACCAGAGAAACTGCGAAGTTCGGACAACAACTCAGAGGGGTCAACGGCTGCGTCTGCGGCAAGCCGTAGAACCGAATGGCGGGCTGCGGAACCCGCAGGCAACGAAGCGGCCAGACGAATCAAAGACTTCTTCATGGTGAACACCTTAGAATCCAAAAGGGTTGTACTAAAGCAAGTCCTATAAAGTCCCTAACGCGGGAACCATCCCCTCACGAACGCCGAAGTCATCTTCTAGCGCGTCCCAATGAATCACGAACCCGTGCCCATCCCAACCTATGTACCTATGAGCGAGCAGGTAGAGAAAACGGGCTGCGATGGTATACGGGAGCAACGTGAATGTCCCGAAACCGAACGAGTTGAGTAGCAACCCAAAACCCGACCCAGGCAACGACGCCAAGAAGTCGGGAAAGGTCATTCTCCCCGCGACAGCATCGGTCAGGGATTTCAAGTCCCACTCGAACTCGGTCACGTTGAGCCATACCCAAACGTAGATGCCCAACATGGCGACCCCCATGATGCGGGGTGCCTGCTGTCGAAGCAGCTCACCGAAGTCGGCAGCTTTCTTCGCCACGGACTCCACGGCCCGCTTCAATCCAGGAGCCTTGTCCAAAATCTTGCTGATCAGGTCATTGAAACTGAACAGCTTGCCCTTGTCCAAAGTGTAGAGTTTCAGGGGCCACGAGTCGAACATCTTGTGGATCGCCGAACTCAAGGCTTTCTTGGCGGCATCGGCAAGACGCTTGATAGCACTAGGAACGTCTGCAAGAGAGTTGATGCCGACGGTCTTCTTGAACGACTCCCAAAGAGCGGGAGCCTTCTTGAAGGCGTCCACGATCTGCCCGAGCTTGCGCGTTAGTCCGACGAAAGCGGTTTTCTGCAAGCCCCTAGCGTCACAGAAGTTCTCGGCGAGGGCAACGATGACTTCTGGCGGGAAGTTCGCGTTCGCACAGACGTTCCTCGCGGCAACGCGAAACATCTGCTTTCGGATAGCGGCTCGTCTCTGAAGGCTCATGGCTACTTACCCGTTTGATAAAGCCGCTAACGCTGAAAACAAAAAAGCCGTCGAAGGTTGCCCCTCGACGGCTTCATTGTGGAATCCCTGTAACCCCATTTTCAGGGGTTACAGTTCACAATCACGCGCGGGTGATCGTGAGGCGGGACAGACCCTTGGGGTTGTACGCGCCGATACCGAGGTTCTCGAACACCGAGAAGCCGATGGTGCGGGCCTTCGGATCGTCAGCGGAGAGGACCGTCAGCTCGGTACGGACGGGGATGCGACCGAACATTTCGGGCTCGCACGTCGCGTACACGGTGCCGACCGGAACAAGACGGCTGACGATAACCTGCGCGCCCCAAAGCGTAGCCATAAGGCCCGTCTTGAGGAGGTCACGCTGGCTCTCGATGTCGAGAATGTCACGACCGAACTTACGGAGGTCCGTGTAGTCCTGCGCGTTCATGAACACGCGGGCAACGCGGAGGTCGTGACGCTCGATCAGACCGTAGGCGTCGGCGAGAACCGCGCCGCTGATCGGGGCGACAACCGGAATGTCCGGGTTGATGCCGCCAGCGACGGAGTCAAAGCCCGACGTGGCAATCGCGTCGAGAACCGAGAAAACGCGCTCGTCTTCCGCAGCCTGGATCTGGGCGCGGGCGAGGTCCTGAGCGCGCTCAATGAGGTCGTAACGACGCTCCTTGATCTGCGTCAGGGGGATCTCGGGGTTCGACGCAATCTCGAACAGGGGGAAGATGACACGGCGCGGCTTGGTGATGGCGACGATGTTCTCGCCTTCCTCACCAACCACGAACGCCGTCACGTCCGGGTCCTTGTCGTAGATCGGAAGCGCGCCGTCCGGCAACTGCTCGACGAGGAAGGTCTTGCGACCGACCGCCATATAGTCGCGGCGAAGACGGAGCGGCTGAGTCATGGAGGCAGCGAGCTTCGCACGACCCGTCGGGGTCGAGATGTACTCGCTGATGAGCTTCTGCTTGACACTGTTGTCGATAGACATTTTGGTTAGCCCTTCCTATCAGATTCGCTGGTCGTAGACGATCTCGGGCTGAACCGAGTCGGCGGGCATCTTGAGAACCGCAAGGAGCGTCACGCCCGCAGCGGCCTGCTCAAAACGGTTATTGTCGGCAGCGACGTTGGTGATGTAACCGTTCTGAGAGGCGTACAGGAAATCACCCGTGGTGTAGGCGATAGCCGCGCCCGTATTAAGGTTCTCCGTCTCATAAAGGCTATTGCCGTAGGTGCCCATCGCGGACACATACGGGCCAATGCCCGACGCAGGCCCAGGGGTGTTCTCGTAAGGACGACCCACGGCGTTGTTGATGAAAAAGCCAAGGGGACGGACACCGCCGACGCCCACGGCGGTAGGGCCACCAACATAGTTGGAGCCAACGTCAGCGCGGGTGAACGAAATCGAACCACCGAGCACGCCGAGAACCGCCGTGTTCATGCCAGCCGACTGCGAAATCGTGCCAGCTCCAGTCACCTTCGGAGGATTGGTCTGCGTGAAAGCATCGTCCGTCAGGATGCCGACGGTATTGCGAATACCGACGTGCAGAATCCGGAGGGCCGAAGAGCTCTCGGTCCAATCCCCACTCGCCTGTCCAAGCAGAGGCATAATGTCTCCTGTCTCTCTGCTCCCTGTTACTAGGGAGGGGTGTTGAAAAAGCCGCAAAAAACGGCTGCTATCCATAAGCCGATAGCAATAAACAATCTAACGAAACAAAAAAGCCGAATGGCATTGAACCATTCGGCTTTCCGAAAACTCAGGTCTGCTTCAGGACGGTTCAGAAATACTTGGAAACGTCCGGCGCGGAATCCCACAGCTTCGAGAGGTCGTTGGAAGCCGAAGCCTCCTTCGTCACGCCACCGCCAAGACGGGTCACGCCATTGGCGGGTTTGCGGGGCTGCGGACGGAACGAAGCCTTCTTCTTGGACTCGGCGGGGGCCTCGTCCTCAGCCTCTTCATCCTCGGCCTCGGGCTTCTCTTCAGCGGCCTTCTTGCCGCCAAAGAGCTTCGCCATGAGGAAACGCTCGTCCGGCGTCATTTCGACGTCGACAACGCCCATCGGGTCCTCAGAGAAATCGCCGCCGAAGTCATCGCCAAGCATCGACTCAAGGATTTCTTCCTCGGCCTCAACAGGCATATCCTCGGCCTCTTGCTCGGGCATCATGCCTTCTTCAGCCATCATCGACTCAAGAAGTTCCTGCTCGTATTCGCCCCAAGCGGCCTTCTTCTTGGACTCAGCCTTGGGAGCCTCGTCCTCGGCTTCCTCGTCCTCGGCCTCTTCCTCTGCCGCAAGGCGGCGAAGGCGGGCAAGACGCGCCTTGACGGACGCCTTCTTCTTGGACTCGGCCTTGGGAGCCTCTTCCTCGGCTTCCTCGTCCTCGGCCTCTTCCTCACCCGCACGGCGGTTGAGGCGGGCGTACTTGCCCATGTGCTCGGTCTTCAGCATGGACTCAAGCATCATCTCTTCGTCCATGAACTCAAGCATCATCTCTTCGTCCATGAACTCAGGCTCGTCGGCGAGTTCTTCCTCGGCGAGCATTTCTTCGAGCATCATCTCGTCAAGGAGTTCGTGCTCGTACTCACCGCAAGACTCGCAACTAGAAGCAAGGCGGCGCAAGTTCTCCGAAGCCTTCTTCTTGGACTCGGGAGCCTCGTCTTCGGCTTCCTCGTCGGACTCTGCCGCAAGACGGCGAAGGCGAGCGAGACGGGCATTGACGGAAGCCTTCTTCTTGGACTCGGGGGCCTCGTCCTCTTCCTCGGCTTCTTCCTCGCCATCGGCCTCTGCCGCAAGGCGGCGAAGGTGGGCGAGACGCGCCTTGACGGACGCCTTCTTCTTGGACTCAGCCTTGGGAGCCTCGTCCTCAGATTCCTCGTCCTCGGCCTCTTCACCCGCGAGACGGTTCAACGTCGCGGTGATCGCGCGATTGTCGAGGTCCATGAGCGCAAGGGCCTGATCCTCGATCTGGCGAACGGAAGCCTTCTTGCCAAGCATAGCGGACGCGATGCGAATGCACTTCGCGGCCTTGCGCTCAAGGATCGCAGCCTGCTTGTTGTAAGCAGGCGAAGCGGGACCCTCGTCC